GATACCGCCTTCCGCGAATTCATGCTGGCCGCGCGCGTCGCGGCGGACCGATGGGGGAAGGAGAAACTCCCCGAGGCCATGAAGGGGGCGCTGGAGAAAGCGGAGGGCGATAAAGCCTTCACGCTCCTCCATGCGATCATCCCACGCTCGCACAGTGAGCAGCGGGCCGGGGCGGGGGCCACGGCCATGCCGTGGGCCTCCGTGTGGGTGGAAAAAGACAGCAAGACGGTCATTCACGAATCCGGCTATCGGGAGTTCCCCGGGGCGATCGTGCGCTACCATCGCACGCCGGGGGAAGTGTTTGGCCGCGGCCGCGGGCACATCGCGTTTCCCGATAGTTGGACGCTGAACATGGCGAAGGGCATGGGCCTGGAGGATTGGGCGCTGAAGATCCGCCCCCCCATCCTCATGCGCCATGACTCCGTGATCGGCAGCCTGCGCCTCATCCCTGCGGGGCCGACGACGGTGAACACGCACGGCCAGCCGATTCAAGACGTGATTCGGGCCTTTGAGACGGGCTCCAATCCGGAAGTCTCCCAGCTCAAGGAAGAGGAGCTGCGCAAATCGATCCGGCAAATCTTCTTTGTGGATCAAATCCTTATGCTGATGGAAGTGTCGAAGTCGGAGATGACGGCGTTTGAGTTCGCGAAGAAGTTGGAGATTCTCTTTACCTTGATGGGGCCGGTCTACGGCCGTACCGAGCGCGAATTTCTCCGCCAACTGTGGGATGTGGCGTTTGATCTGCTCTTGAACGCCGGGATGTTCTCGCCGCCGCCGGCTGCCGTGTATGAGACGGACGGCACGATCGATGTGGTGTTTGAGAATCCGCTCGCGCGCGCGCGGCGCACGAGCGACGTGGAGGCGGTCACGCTGGCCGTGAACGATATGGCCCCGCTCGCGCAAATCTTCCCGCAGATGTGGGACTTGTTCGATCCCGACAAGACGAGCAAGCAGATCGCCTCGGTCCGGGGCGTGCCGGCGAGCGTGACGCGCAGCACGGAGGAGATCACGGCGCTGCGCGCGGCCCGCCAGGCGCAGGAGGAGCAGGAGGCCGCGTTGCTCAAGGCCGGGCAGATCGCGGAATCCATGGGCAAGGCGGCGCCGATGCTGAAAGTCTTACAGCCGAAGCAAGGGGTGGCGGCGTGAGCAGAACATTTTATACATTTGATAGGAGAGCCAATCCAAGAATTGATTGCGCACAAGGCCTGCGCCCTCTCAAGAGATGCAAGGGCTGCTGTGCCCATTTTCTACCCATCAGGCCGACGAGACAATTCTGCACTAAACGCTGTGAAAATCGCGGGGCTGCCAGACGGTACAGGAATCGCATTAAGAGTTTAGTGAAGTGGCGCAAGGGAGTGGCGGCATGAATCATCAACGATTCCTTCGGCGAGTGATTCGTCAACGATGTGATGTGAGCAGTGTGACTCCATGGAAAGTTGGTGATGCTGTTGGTATCGTTTGCCCGTGTGGGGCGGACGCAGTAGTTGCGTCAGTGAGCAAAGGCACGCTACGATGCCGTTCCTGCGGATATCGAGGTCCATGGTCAGTTCCAGATGATTGGCAAAAACAATTCTGCGATCTCGCACTTGAGATGATCAATAAATTCAAATCGCCGCTTGAGGAAGCTATGTTAAAAGCATACGACGCGAGGGACGCCGAAATACTTGGCCAAATGATGGCGAAGGATGTCATCAGTCCATTCGGCCAGTCCATACTTCGGAAACTTCGGGATTGTCAATGATGACGCGCCGCTTCCGCCACTGGCTCTCGCGCAAGTGGACGCGCCGGCTGGAGCCTGGCTTGGCCGACTCCTATCGCGCGACCTTCTCGACGTTTCACGGCGAGCGGGTGCTACAGCATCTCCTCGATGGCGTCTATTGCCAAGTGTACGAAGGCAAGGACCCCATTGAGGCCGCGCACCATAATGGGCGGCGCAGTGTGGTGCAGGAAATCCTAGAGAATATCGAACTGGCCGAGCATCCTGAGAAACACACTACCGACGTAAAAACGGAGGCACCCTATGGAGCCATGGTATAGTACGATTCCTGACACGATGACGGTGGAGCAGAACGGCCAGCAGGTGCCGTTGCGGGACGTGCCGTTCATCAAGGAATCGACGGATATCGGCACGTTTGCCAAGCGCGCCTTTGACGTGCATCGGGAACTCGGTTCGCGGATTCCGCTCAAAGTGAATGGAACCGCTGAAGTTGAGTCCTGGCGCAAAGAGCATCTGCCGAAGCTCTATCAGGCGGGCGTCCTGACGGCCCCCCCTGGCAAGCCGGAAGAGTACGGCATCACGAAACCTAGCGATCTTCCTGAGGGGCTTGGATGGAGTGACGAGCTCTCCAAGGAGTTGGCCACCGCCTTGCACAAGCACGGCGTGCCCAAAGCCGCTGTGCCGGAGTTGCTCGCGCTGCATACCAAGGCGATGCTCGGGGCGCAGACCGCACTCAAGACCTCCTACGATGAGGGCATGGCGGCGCTCAAGCACGAGCATGGCGACAAGTTCGAAGAACGACTAGAACAGGCCAAGCGGATCACCGGCCATTTTACCAAAGAGGGGCAGTGGGTTCCCGGGCTCATCTTCAAGACGCCTGAAGAAGTGGACTTCATCGAGAAGACGGGCCTCGGTGATCATCCAGGGTTTCTCTCGATCATCATGCGCCTCGCGCCGCTCGCCATGCAGGATTCGAGTTATCTCGCCGAGATGACGCGACCGGATGGGGCGATGGGCGGCGAGGCGTTGCGGACCGAAATCGGGAAGATCATGAGTGACCCGACGCACCCGAAATACAAACTCTACTGGCAGCGCGATCCGGGCGTGCTCAAGGAAATCGAGGAGATGTATCGCAAAACCTACGGCGATGCGAAGGTCGAGTTGTCGGGCGGCCTCACGGCGGGCGGTCCAGCGACGTAAGATGCCGGGCCGCAAAGCATGGCTCTGGAGACAAAAGCATGCCACTAACCAAAAAGGGCAAGACGATCCTCCGCGAGATGGTGGAGCAGTACGGCGCGAAGAAGGGGAAGGCGGTATTTTACGCGAGCCAGAACAAGGGCACGATCACGGGGACACACAAGACATGATCGTGCACGTCGAAGGCCCCGCGACCTATGCGGGCGTGCGCGTGGATCATCCCTCGATCGTGGCCGCGATCCGCGCCTTGGCGAAGCAGGGCAAGCCCAAAGCCGAGATCATGCGCATCGTGGGGATGCCAGGCGAAATTGTGGATCGGTATGCGCGAGAGGTGAAAACGACGAAGTAACTCTGTTCTCCGGACACCCTCCACTGTGAGGCCCGGTGAGGCGCAGCCTAAAGGCTGCTGTTTACGCCAACGAAAAGGCGTAGGCGAGGCCCCGCAAGGGACACCCTCTCCGAGGCGGTTGCGGCTCCCGCCAAACAGGCCGCGACATGGACCACTAGGGAGGAATGTCAGATGAGCGTTACAGTGGATCAGAGTTGGGTTATTCGATTCCATGACCAACTCCTCTTAACGTATCAGCAGAAGGGCTCGCTCCTGGAGAATACGATCGACCCAGGGATGGTGCATCGGGGCGTCCAGGCAGCGATTGACCATTTCGAGCGGCTGGGTAACGTCATTGCGAACGACGTGATCAGTCCGTTCGGGCAGACCAAGATCCTCAATCCTGAGCATTCGCGTCGGGCCGTGACGCTCCAGAGTTCCGACGCGGCGGTGCTCATCTCAGACGAACATACGTTGCGGGCGATGGTGAACCCGCAGAACGGCTACACGAACACCATCGTCTTTGCGCTGGGACGCCGGGCCGACAAGCATCTCATCGATGCGCTGACGGGCACGGCGACCACGGCGGCGGTGACGGCCGGCAGCGGCGTGATCACCTATGGCACGCAGGCGCTGCCCTCTGCGCGAAAGATCGGCGGGGCGACCGCGATGGACCTGGCGCGCATCATCAACGCCTACGAGCTGCTCAGCAAGGCGGGGGCGCCCAATGGGGCGGGGGAGCGCTACTTCCTCTACAGCCCGGGGCAGCTCCGGGACATTCTCGCCATCACGCAGGCGTCGTCCAGCGACTTCACTAAGAACATGATCCACGACAAGGGCACCATCAACGGCGTGGATTGGGAAGGCTTTCGCTGGATCGAGATCGCCGACGTGGTGGACCCGTCCGTCACGGTGCTGCAGCGCATGCTGGCGCTCGTCAGCACGACGCGCTCGTGCATTGCGTTTCATCGCGGCGCGGCGGGCTTGGCGATCGGCCAGGAGATCAGCACGAAGATCAACGAGCGTCCCGACCTCAACAACTCCATCCAAGTGCGCTCCGTGCTGAAAATGGCGGCTGGGCGCGTGTGGGAGGGAGGCGTGGTCCAAGTCGACGCTCTTGAGAACTAGTCAACAATTCACTGGGACTAACAGTCCTGGGGAGGCGTAGATGCCAGCTACAACTCGGAATAGCACGTTGTACACGAAACTGTTTGTCAACAAGTATCTTGGGGACGCGCGGGACCAGGGAGGCCGTGTGGTCCCGATTCCGTTCGAGCACACGGTGGTCTCGGGAGAGACGGGCGGCGCGTCCGCTGGCGTGCAAGACCTCGTCAATCTTTGTGTGTTACCGGCCAACTGCGAAGTGGTGAACCTGGAGTTCGTGGCGGAGGCGCTCTGGGCCTCGGCGGGTGTCAACGGCACGCTGCAGCTCGGCGATTCGGGAGACGATGATCGGTATCTGACGGCGACGGAACTCTACACGGCGACGCCGGGCGGACCGATCGCGACGGAAGGCATGAAACGCAGCGGTTTGGCCGATACGGGCCAGAACTACAAGCCTACAGCGGATACGATCGTACAGGCGAAGTACAAAACCGCCAATCCGGTTGTGGGCAAGAAGTTCAAGGGCTGCTTCTTCATCGTGCCGGGCGCGTAGCGCGGAGGAGTACATGACGGTGCGCAATGCCGCCACGATGGAGGCGTATGGCTCCACGTGGCAGGCCGGCGGGTATGCAGGACAAGGCAACGTCAGGGAGTTACTCGGCTCCCTGACGGGCCGTTCGGCGATTGTGGCGGGCGGGGCGGCGGGCGTCTTTGAGGAGGTAGCTGTGGTGGAGGCGGCCATTCCCGACGCTGTGATCTTTGCGGCGAACGATGTCGGGATCTATCTGCCGCGGCTCGATCATTGGGTGAGTCTCCATGCCGATCATCTCGGCGTCTGGAAGGCCGTGCGCTGGTTACATGCGAAGGACAAGGAAGAGACCAAGTATCACGGCGAAGCGGCCCGTCCATTCGTGGATTATGTGTGGGAAGGGCTGACGCCGCTGTTTTGCCTGAGCGGGTATTTTGCGATGCAGGTGGCCTTCTTGATGGGCTGCGCGCCGATTGTCTTATGTGGATGTCCAGGTCAACCTGCGCGTCGGTTTTTTGAAGCCGCACCGCGGGCGGATTTCGGCTACGGCAGTGGTGCAAACGGCAGCGATAAGGGCGTGCGCGAGCAGATCGAGAAGGAGATGGAACGGGTGCCTGAATTCAAAGCGGTGGTTCGAAGTTGCTCAGGCTGGACCGCCGAGTTTTTCGGACGACCCTAGAGGAGGTGCGCTATGGCTGCCTTTGCAACATTTGCCGCCGCGGAGGTTCGTTCGTATGCGAAGCGGGCCGACGGGACGTGGATTAACGCATTCGCCGAACGTAAGTTCGATGGTACGCTAGCCGTGCGCGTTCAACGCAAGATGTCACCCACAAATCCTGGTTACGGGGCTTGGACGGACATCACGGACGACGGGACCGTGTAAAGGAGGCGCCCATGCTGCGATTTCTGACCCGATGCAGCCTCGCTGTGCTGCTCATCCTGGCCGTCGCCTCGGGGGCATGGCCGGAGTTTCGATCCCCGACGCTTCAGACGACGCGCCTCGCGTGCGTGATCTCGGGCGCGACGGCGGATACCGTGTGCCAGGTGGCGCCGGGCGCAGGTCTTCGGTTCTACGTGACCGACGTGGTGATCTCCAACGGTGCCACGGCACAGACGGTGCGCATCATCACGGGGACGGGCACCACCTGTGGCACGAGCACAGATATCGTCATTCCGCTGATCAATATGCCGATCAACGGCACCGTGACGATTGCGCTCCAGACGCCCTTGCAGACCGCGCTCAACGAAGACATTTGTTCCGACATCTCTGGCACGACCGCCCATTCAGTGCTGATAAGCGGTTATATCTTGCCATGAGATCACGAGACGACTAGGAGGACACGATGAACGACATGTCCGATCAGGATGCCCTTTCCGTGCTACAGCGCATGGATCTGGAAGTGCGCCAACGCCAGCAGGAGCGCGTGGCCTTGGCGAAGGTTTCCGAGATTATTCAGAAATACCAGGCGGCCCAGCGCGGCCTCGAGAGCCTGGAGCGCACGCGCACAGACTTAGAGGCGTCCATCGCGGGACTCCAGGGGAGGATCAGCAGCGAGGAGTCGGCGCTGCGCAAGCCGTTCCTGCGCGAGCGCAATCAACTTCAGGAGGAGATTGTCTCCTTGCAAGCCAAGGCGATGGACGCCAAGGAGGCGACCAGGGCCGCCGAAGTGCGACTGGTTGCGGCGGAACACGAGGCCCAGGCGAAGATCAGTCAACTGGATGCCGACCTGAAGGCGAAGACCGAGGAATTGGGGAAGCTGGAACGCAGCCTGGACGGGTTGAAAAAGAAACACGGCTTTGCGTAAAGGAGAAGACGGATGGCTCGTAACTTTTTCACGCAGACGCCGACGGCGGTGATCGCGCTCGCGGCGGGCGTGCGCACCTGTGTCGGACGACTGAACGCGCCCGCGAACCAAATCAACGTAGTGACGGGCCTTGATTTGACGTTTGACGGCATCGTCGTCACTGGCACGCCCGTCTTTATCGAGGTATTGCGCGTCACCTCAGACGGGGTGGGCATGACGGCGCGGAACCCGCTCCAAACGGTCCCCAAGGCCACCGCCTTGCAATCGACGGGCGCCGTCGGGCCGGTGTCAGCCGGCAACCTGCCCACGGCGAGCGATGTCCTGCGCACACACCATGCCCATCCGCAGGCCGGCATTCTCTATCCGTTTCCGTTGGGCAAAGAGATTGAAAACGCCGGAGGGGGGCGGCTGGCCATTTTCATCACGGCTCCGCAGGCAGTCAACGTCACCTACGTCCTGAGCGGAGAGGAGTAAATGGGCGCACAGGGGACGACGATGCTCGATTTTGGGGCCTTTCCCGGTGCGACCGACGCATCGGTCACGGTCACGGGGCAAGCTGGAATTGTTGCTGGTTCTCTTGTGCAAGCAGAGATTCGTCCAGAAGCAACAGCCGATCATTCTCGTGATGAGCATCGAATAGAGGAACTTCAAGTGGTTGCGGATACGATTGTGGCCGGGACGGGATTCACGATTTTTGGCCGGACGCGCAACCATCGCCTCTATGGGGTGTGGAGCACCTTCTGGGTGTGGAACTGAGTCATGGCGATTCAAATCATTGGGCGGAAGGGCGTTCTTGCCGATGTTAATAGTCTAACCACGGGGTTTGATGCGGCTCGCATCTCTGGTTATCCTATTGACGTTGGCGCACGTGGTGCGTATGGCATCGGCTTGTTCACGGGAATCCTGCCGGCTGCGCTCGCAGCCAACTCCGAGATTTTCCAGTTTCGATGGTCGCATGCGACGCTCCTCTGCATTCCTCGGATGGTGACAATTTGTGCGTCGGTTACGACCACATTTTTTGCGGCTGGGGTGCCCGTCGAAATCGAGATGCGCTGCGCTCGGGGGTGGACGGTTCAGGGAACGCTGGGAACCGGCATTACCTTCGGGGCGAATGATGCGAAGAAACGCACTCAGTTTGCGACCTCCGCGATGGCGGCGGGAGATATTCGGCAGGCGACGACGGCGGCGCTGGGGGTCGGGACGAAGACCCTTGACGGCGTGCCCTGTCGATACCTCGTGGTGGGCGGACCCATTACTGCGTCGTTGAATGGGACCATTATCCCGCCCGGGACGATCCTCTGGGAACGCAATACCTCGGATGAATATCCGCTCTTATTCGAGGCGAATGAGGGCTTTGTCATCCGCAGCGTCGCGGTTCCAGGCACGGGAACGTGGCGGGCATCCATCATGGTGGAGTGGACGGAGATTGATCCGGCCGTGCAGACCGAATGGGCATAAGCGAGATGGCGATGGCGATGGTGCAATTCTACTTTCCGTTTGGGAAGGGCATTCCCAGCCGGTGTGTAATCGGCGCGAAGTGCTGGTTCTGGGGAGACGATGTGCCCGCCGATCTTGATGGGCAGCCATTTGATCTGAACATCGACACGCCTATCGAATATTCTCTGACGGATCTCAAAAGCGCGATCGTCGATGCCGTCCAGGCGCAGGCCAGCCTCCTTGACTTAACGATTGTCAACTACAACATCAACATTCCGTCATACGAGACTGGATAATGCTGGTTGCCTCTGGCCTCTCAACATTGGCCAACGGACAGGCGACGATTCTGAATGCAAAAGTAACTGCTCAGTGTCGTTTCTTTTTCACTCGTCGAACGGCGCGCGGCACCATTGGCGAACTTGCCTGTGGATCGGTCAGCGACCGGACATCATTTGTGATTTCGAGTTTGAACGTGCTCGATCAAAGTGATGTCGATTGGATGGCGGTGATCTAGTGTGTCGCTACTGCTCGCATTCCAAGCCGCTCCGCCGGCCCCGACCAGAGCCCTCCGCGCCCTCGACGCGCCGCTGGGCGACCATCCCGCTGAGGGCCTGGTCCCTCTCCTCCTGTGGGCGCATCGGGAGGCGTCTCGGCGTATTACTGCGCTGTGTGAGGCTGCGCTCAGCGAATCTGTGGGTGAAAGTTTCCCTCAATGCCTGTGGCGGTCTCGGGATGATTATCGGCCCGCGCGTGTGCTCCATCCAGGTGGATTTGATGAGCCCGTCGTGGAGATTCAGGTCCGCGCAGCGTGGCCGCCTCGTGAGGCCGCGGCACCCCCACCGGCGCTCGTCACGCGCCAGTGGCGCCGCAAACAATCTTGGCACCGATCGTCAACTTGATGGCCAATAACGTCACCAACAGACCGATCATTATTGACACGCCGGGGGCAGATATTCTCGTCGCGGGAGTGTTGCGAGTGAAAGGCATTCGGTGGGTGGGCGCGACGACCGCGGGCCATCAGGCGGAAGTCCAGGACGCCAACGATAATCGGAAATGGGCGTCGATCGCGTCGGGGGCGAATTACGTCGAGTCCGATCTCCTCACGGATGAAAAGCTCTGGAACGGACTGAAGGTACCCACACTGCAGTCTGGTACGCTCTACATCGAGCCATGGTAGTCGCCTGCATCAAAGTGGGATTTTCAGCGCGTCCGCATATAGTGCCGAACGGGATGCGTGATGGCCTTCTCAAAAGGCCACCGGAGCCTATAAAGTCTCACTTCGAGCGTGCCAACTGGCATTCTAGCGCGCCGCGCCCACTGAATGAGCGTCAGGGTTCGGCCTCGGTGCGTGATGCGTCGGTTTTTGCGGGTATTGTTCGCTTGCTGAATCGCTGTCGCCCATCGGCAATTCTCCGGAGAGTAATGACCATTGCCATTGATGCGATCAAGACTGCGTCCTTGTGGTCGATCGCCCATATCGGCGTAGAAATTCTCGAACTTACGCCATCGCTCGCAGACAATGATGCCTCTTCCACCGTAATCCTTAAAGGCTCTCTGTCGCGGATTCTGGCAGCGACTCAGCATGGCACACCAGATGCGGTACGTGGCGCTATTGGTCTTGCCATGAGTAGTGCTTCTTCGCGTGGTAAGCTCGATGTTGAGGCAACCGCAACTCTTCGTCCGACCAAGCCTCAAGTTGTCACCGAAAATGGTGGTTTCATTTGTGCAATCACAACGACACAGCCATTGCCGATGACCGGATCGCTTGCCAGCATACGACAGCACTACAAGGCGCCCGTAACGTTTGCCAGTCATGTCTATGGTGGGGAAGCGAGCCATGGCTAATATTAGCATAGTCTGTGTGAAAACGGGACAAAAATATGGGGCGGAATACGTGAACCGGCTCGCCGCGATGCTGCGCCGGCACACGTCGAAGGTTGTGCCGTTCATCTGCATCACGGATGACGCCAAAGGACTTGCCGATGACATTGAGAACATCCCGGCACGCTATCCGGAATTGCAGGGCTGGTGGCAGAAACCGGCGCTGTTTGGTGGCTATGGCTTTGAACAGGAGCGTCTGCTCTTCCTGGACCTTGACACGGTGATCGTCGGCAACGTGGACTTTCTGTTTGAGTACGAGGGGCCATTCGCCATTCTGCGCGACTTCTACCATCCCGTCCATTACGGCTCCGCCATTATGTCCATCGCGCCTGGCTTTGGGCGGCATGTGTGGGATCGGTTTCGGGTGACGCCGGACACGATTATCCAGTCCATGTGGGGGGACCAGGACTGGATTAAAGCGTGCGTGCCGCATGCGGACCTCTGGCAGGATCTGTGCCCAGGAAAGATCGTCAGTTATAAGGCTGATGAGGTGCAGACCCGAGGGGTCAACGGAGCGTCGATTGTCTGCCTGCATGGGCTCCCGAAACAAACTGACTTGGCGCGGACTGATCCAATTAGACAAGCATGGGAGAAAGCATGATCGTTATTCCATCCAGGGGCCGCCCCCATTCGCTCGCCCGCTTCTTCGGCTATTCCAAGCCGAGAGAGCGTGGCGTCGTGCTGCTCGATGAGGATGACGGCGGCCAGTACCAGCAGCATCTTGCGCTGCCGCCGAATTGGGAAGTTCTCATTGGGCCTCGGGCCGGATACGGCGCACTGCTCAATCGGGCGTTCGCACTGTTCCCCAACGAGCCCTGGTACGCCTCGCTTGGGGATGATTGCCTGTGCCGACCTGCTGGATGGGATACCCGCCTGGCCGAAATCGCTGCGCAAGGCTTCATCGCCTATGGGGACGACCTGATTAACGGCAAGAGCGCCTGCTGCTTTCCCTTCATCGGCGGGGATCTTGTTCGGAAGGTCGGCTGGCTGGCCTATCCCCCGCTCGGGCATCTCTATTCGGACTCTGTTTGGAGGGAAGTCGGACGGGCGATGGGCGTGCTCCGCTATCGCCCTGACATCATCACGGAGCACTTACACTGGTCGACAGGCAAACAGCCCTACGATCAAACGGCCCGGGAGCGGAAGACGGATGGCGATAAAGAGACCTACGAACGGTTCCTGGCTCATGAGTTTCAGGAGGTCATGAAGCGATGCGCATCCTAACGGCCTGCCGGATCTGCCGTGGCGCTGCGCTGGAAACCATCGTGGATTTCGGCACGCCAGCGCAAGGTGGGCTCTTTCCCAAAGTCGGCGTCGAGGCCCCGAGGATGCCCTTGTGCCTCGTGCGCTGTGCGTCCTGCGGACTCGTGCAACTCGGGCATGTCCTCTCGATCACCGCTCTCTATGGCAGTCACTACGGCTACCGCTCGGGCCTGAATGTGTCGATGGTGGAGCATCTCTCCGATCTCGTGCGAAAAGAAGTGCCGCAGTGGGTCGGTGAGCTAGGCGCGAGCGATGCGGTGCTCGACATTGGCTCCAGCGACGGAACATTGCTCGGGTATTACCGCCGTACGGTGAGGCGTGTCGGCATCGACCCCTCGCTCGACCAATTCCGTCCCTATTATCAGCAGGGCATTGTCGCTCTCAAAGGCTTCTTCGGCGAGGTGCCGGTCGGCGGCCCGTTCAAAGTCGTCACCTCGATTGCGATGTTCTACGACTTGCCCGATCCGCTCGGCTTTGCCAAACAGGTGCGGGAGGTGCTCGCACCGGATGGCGTGTGGATTCTGGAGCAAGGCTATTGGCCCGAGGTGGCCCGCCTCGGGGCCTATGATGTGGTCTGCCACGAGCATCTTGAATACTACTCGCTCACCGACATGAAACGGATCATGGACACCATCGGCCTCACGATCCGCTCCGTTTCCTTCAATGCCGTCAACGGCGGGAGCTTTCGCGTGGTCGTGAGTAAGGGCGGCCCAGCCTTTGATACGACGGCGATCGTAGAACGTGAACAGACTGTCGATCTGGAGACGTTCGCTAAGCATGTCGAGGCGCATGGCCGTCAACTCCGTCACTTTCTCAAGAGACTGAAACGCGAGGGCGCGACGCTCTACGGCTATGGGGCTTCCACGAAGGGGAACACCGTGCTGCAACATGCCGAACTCGGCCCTGATTTGTTGGATTGCATGGTGGAAGTCAGCGAGGCGAAGCGCGGCTGTTGGACGCCTGGGACGCACATCCCCATCGTGCTGCAAGCGCCTGATCCAGATTATTATCTCGTCATGCCGTGGCATTTCCGGGAGAGCATTGTGCGGCGAGAACGCGAGTACCTGCAGCGCGGCGGGCAGTTCATCTTCGCCCTGCCGCAGATCGAGGTCGTGAGTGCCTAGCGAGACCGACATGCTCAATGATTCGCTCACGCAAATCGGCGCCGCACGTATTACTGCGATTGATGATGGGTCGGTGAACGGCAATGCATGCCTCACTTTCTATCCGACCTTGCGTGATGCTGAACTGACCGCCGTGCATTGGACGTTCAACAAAGTGCGTGTGGAGCTGGCTCAGGATGCGACGCCACCGCTTTTCGAGTTCGCCTTCGCCTATACGCTGCCTGCTGATTGTCTGAAAGTCATCGAATATAACGGGGCGAACCTGGATACGTCGAA